TAATCCATTGGCGGGGCCCACCACGGCGGCGCCCGTTGGAGGTCGACCCCAACCCACGGGCACGCACCCACTGGCAGGAGTTACCACCGCAGATCCGACTTTGGTGGCGACGAGCGCTGACGCAGCTGGTCAGGGAAATGAAAAATTAAAATTAGTAGCTCAACAACTACAAGTCCTTGTTAATAAGATTAAACAGGAATTAGGAAAATGATTTTAAACGAAAGTTTAAAAAAGTGGAAACAATTTGGTTTAATTGAAAAAACAGAAATTTGTGAACTTCATTTTAATGATTTAATAATCAATTCGGGTGATTCTAATTATGGAATTATAGCTACATATAAGAATATTCGCGAAGGAAAAACAAGCCGAACCGCAGGACCTATTCAGGTTTGTTGGATTAGAGAAGAAAACAAATTTTTAGTAACTGATGGCTATCATCGCCTGGTACAATATTTGTTAGAAGGAAAAACAAACTATTTATGTGAAATTGAGTGGACTGGATACTCACTTAGATGGAGGGTACCCCCTAAAGGAAACCGATTTACGATAGGAGGAATTTAAAAATGAAAGTCACAAAGAAACAACTTAAACAACTTATCAAGGAAGAAGTGTCCCGCCTATTTGAATTAGGAATAGACCGACGCGAGTCTGAACTCGCCAGAGATATTGCAGATGTAATTTTAGCCTATGATCGGGACCAGCGGGACTCCCTCGAATCGTACGGCATAGACGTTCAAATGCTTAAGGACTTGCTTGACGAAGTCAAAAATATAGTATTACCCGAGCTAGATCGGCGCGCCGCATCAATGGATCGCGATCCCCCAGACGAAGATTGGCCAGGAGGAATTTAAAAATGAAAATCACCAAAGACAAACTTGTACAGATTATTTTGGAAGAGCTTAACGAAGCTGTTCCTACAGGGTTGACTTATAGCGAAAAGTCTGCAGCCCAGAGCTTGGGAAAAGTTGGACGCCCGGGCCCTCTTAGTCGCCCGGGCCCGGGTTACACAATGGACGATGTTAAGAAAGTGTTTCTTAATATGATGGACATGTATGAAGCTCTGGAAGACCAGGGCCCGGAAGCACAGGAAAGCTTTGAAAAACTTCTTTCGGATCGTTTTGGCAATATGGTCAAAGAGTGGCGCCGCGAACGCGCTGGCGAATCGCTATTTAATCCCTCCTATTTGAGTAAAGAATGAATATTGGAAGCATTTTTAGATTTTTCCGCAAGAACTGGAAAGAGACATTACTAATATTATGTTTGTTGGTAGTAATGGGTAAAATGCGAGCCGATTATAATCGTTTAGAAGAAGTACATGAGTCTATGCGTACAAGCTTACAAGACCAAATCACAGGCTTGCAAGCCATTCACGATGAGGAGTTGAGACAACGAGATGCTGCACTCCGGACATATAAAGAAGAGTTGGAAAAACTTCAACGGAACTATGAAGTGAATTTGGAAACAATCAGAAGCGAAAGAGATAGAAAGTATCAAGAATACCTGCACGATTTTATTAAAGATCCAGAACAGCTAGCCAAAGATATTGAGGAGTTATTCGGTTTTGAGTATGTGGAGTAGTATACTGTTGTTGACCAGTGTTGCTTTGGCCGAGGGGCCAAAGTTTTCTGTTTTGGCGGAAGAGGAACCTGCACCGTTTGAGGGAGTCTTATTCGATCCGGAGGCCACCGCCATTCTTATGTCCGACAAAGAATTTTGGCAGCGTGAGTGCGACTTAGAGATTGAATTTCAATTAGACAAACAAGGAACAAAGTTTCATTTGGACCTACAGAATGCTCAAATTCGCTATGATGCACTAAAAGAAGAAACAGATTTGTTGATTGAGAAAAAAGATTTAGAAATTGAAGCACTCACCGAAACATTAAAAAAGCAATCGCCACGCAACAATTGGTTATGGTTTGCGGGAGGAACGGCGACCGGTGTTGTAGTAACAGTGGGAATTGTAAACGTCGCGACGAATTGGATTGAGGCCTCTAAATGACAGAGAAAGATTGGGATACGCTGGCTGCATTTGAAAAAGCCATCGCAGAAAAGTATGGAGCAGAAGCTATACAGAACCCCAAAGCAAACTGGGACGAGACCAAAGAAGAAGAATATCTTGAACAAATGCGTGAGTTTTATCACAAAATTCAGCAAAACGAAGTGTGGCAAGAAAAAATAGATGTAAATGGTATTAAGATATCAAAAAAACTACTTAATAGAGAATCTTTGAAATGTTGTCCGATCTGTGATTCTTTCGCGAGAAGATCAATGGATGATGTTTGTCTAGTCAAATTTGACTGTTGCTATAGATGCTACATTGAATATGTCGAAGATAGAGAAGAGAGATGGATAAAAGGATGGAGACCAAATAATGGCTAAAAACAACTCAGTTACTGTACTCGATGTTATTCGCGGACTTTCACAGGCCGCAGCAAATGCATACGACGGTACCCACATCGAGAGCTTTTCTCCCGACGGTGAAGTTCGCACCGCAGGACTCAAGAGAGAAGAAGGAAATCCCCTCATTGATCGTCGCGTGATGGATGGCTTTAACATTCGGTTCATGGGCCCCCTCCTGTGCGTCAGTTATCAAACCGAACTGCAAATTAAAGAAGTGTATGCTCCGGGCTTCGAAGCCGAAATGGAGCAGCGTGTTGCCGACATCGTTAAGTTCCTCAAAAAGGAATACAAGAATGTGACGGGTAATAGTGTTGCCCTCACCAAAGAAGGCGAAGTCGATGTGCTTGTACAGAGTACGTCCCGTGTCCACTCTTGGGCGACTGTTTATCAGAAGTACAAGATTGGCGGCATTGGAGAGGCGGTGATGGTGGATGAAGGATCTACGGACCGCATTGAAAAAGGCTGGCGCGCCTTCCTCGACCTAGGCGGTTGGAAAGGTAAGCGCCCACAGAACGATACCCGCAAAAAAGGCTCGGAAGTAGAAAAGTAAAATAGTTACAATGCATGACTTTTCAATTAGACAAAAAGCAAAGAGTAAAAGAAATATTAAAGTGCGGTAAAGATCCATCGTACTTTCTAACCACGTATGCCCGCATATCTCACCCGATGCACGGGCAAATTTTATTTGACACTTATGATTATCAAGACGATCTCTTAAAAGATTTTAATGATTATCGTTTTAATGTAGTGTTAAAGGCACGCCAGTTAGGCATTTCAACCATTACTGCGGGCTATATCGTGTGGATGATGTTGTTCCATCGCGATAAGGCTATTCTTGTAATGGCAACCAAGTTTCAAACCGCAGGAAACTTGGTGAAGAAAGTCAAAAGCATTATGAAGCAGTTACCAGATTGGCTCCGCATTGCCGAAATTAGCGTAGACAACCGTACATCCTTTGAACTTTCTAATGGCTCCTCTATCAAGGCAGCCTCGACGTCTGGAGACGCTGGTCGTTCGGAGGCGTTGTCGTTGCTAGTGTTGGACGAGGCTGCCCACATTGAAGGCCTGGAAGAGTTGTGGACTGGTTTATATCCCACCCTCTCGACCGGTGGGCGTTGTATTGCAATATCCACACCTAATGGCGTAGGTAACTGGTTTCATAAAACGTGCACCGATGCCGAGGCAGGCGCCAACAATTTTAACATTACAACTTTTCAGTGGGACATTCACCCAGATCGGGATGAAGAATGGTTTAAGAAAGAAACGAAGAATATGTCCAAGCGACAGATTGCCCAAGAGTTGATGTGCAATTTCAATACATCCGGTGAGACCGTTATCGATCCTGCGTGTATGGAATGGTTGCATGCGGGAACGTGTGAACCTAAATACCGTACCGGCGTGGACCGCAATTTTTGGATTTGGGAAGAATATGATCCTACGTGCAATTATTTACAAGTAGTAGATGTTGCCCGCGGAGATGCATCAGATTTTTCCACCTTTCATATCATTAAGATAGAAACCTTAGAAGTGATAGGGGAATATCAAGGAAAGGTTACCCCGGATTTATTTGCTAATATGCTTAATCAAATTGGACGAGAGTTCGGAAATGCTATGATGGTGGTTGAGAATAATAATATTGGATATACCGTGTTGGACAAATTAGTAGAATATCGTTATCCTAATTTATATTATTCGGTCAAATCCACACACGAGTATATTGAACAGCATCAAGCCGAATATCGTTCTAATACTATTGCGGGGTTTACCACCTCTATGAAAACGCGCCCCCTTATCGTGGCCAAATTGGAAGAGTTTATAAGAAATAAACTAATTAAGATATATTCTACACGAACTATTAATGAAATGAAGACATTTATTTGGCGAAACGGGAAGCCTCAAGCAATGAAAGGATACAATGACGATTTGGTCATGGCTCTTGCTATTGCTTGTTGGGTCCGCGATACGGCCATTCAATCGAACGCGCGAGACTTAAACTATCAAAAGGCTTTCGTAGATTCGATCATCACTAGCACAACCACCTTTAATACGCGGGTTAAAGGGCAGGAAGGCTACAAAAACGATAGCGTACTTGATAAAATGTCAGAAGCAAAAAATCTATATGATGAATTCATGTGGATTATAAAGTGAGATAAACTATGGCACGACCCAAACGAAACCCAGACAACCCTGAAACTAAATTATTTAAAGCCCTGACTCGATTATTTTCGGGCCCGATTATTAATTATAGGTCGCAGTCAGGTCGACGTATCCGACGGCAGCATTTAGATAAATTCTCTTCTCGATTCAAGACGGCATCGGGACAACAGTTTAAAAAGACCCTTTATAACCCCCTAGAGATATTATCCAGCAACGCGGTGGCCAATCAGCGCCGCTCAGAACGTTATGTGGATTTTGATCAGATGGAATATATGCCTGAGTTGGCTTCATCGTTGGATATTTACGCCGACGAGATGACAACCCACTCAGACTTACGACCCATGTTAAGAGTGAAATGTTCTAACGAAGAAATTAAGGCAGTTTTGAGTGTTCTGTACGAAAATATTTTAAACGTACAGTATAATCTTTTTGGATGGAGTCGTACGATGTGCAAGTACGGGGATTTCTTTTTGTATTTGGACATCGATGAAAAGTATGGCGTGAAGTCTGCCATCGCATTGCCCCCCGCCGAAGTGGAGCGTTTAGAAGGCCAAGACAGCACGAACCCTAACTACGTTCAGTATCAATGGAACTCAGCCGGAATGACGTTTGAGAATTGGCAGATCGCACACTTCCGCATTTTAGGTAATGATAAATATATGCCCTATGGTACTTCTATTCTTGAGGCTTCTCGCCGTATATGGCGCCAGCTAACACTGATGGAAGACGCAATGATGGCGTACCGCGTCATTCGTTCATCCGAACGCCGGGTCTTTAAGATCGATGTCGGTGCAATTCCACCACAAGATGTAGAACAATATATGCAAAAGGTAGTCACGCAACTTAAACGACATTCGGTGGTTAACCCAGAGTCTGGGCGCATTGATTTGCGCTATAACCCCATGAGCATTGAGGAAGACTATTTCATTCCGATTCGGCCCGGGTCGGCAACAGACATTGTTTCACTCGCCGGCGCCCAGAACATTACTGCAATTGATGACATTAAATATTTACGCGACAAGTTGTTTTCTGCGCTCAAGATTCCTCAGTCGTATCTTACAATGGGCGAAGGAGCCGAAGAAGATAAGACCACCCTAGCGCAGAAAGACATTCGTTTCTCCAGAACCATTCAGCGTCTTCAGAGAGTCATCATCGCAGAACTTACCAAGATTGGAATTATTCATCTTTATACTTTGGGATTCCGCGGAGATGATTTACTTGGGTTTACGTTAGCTCTTAATAATCCTTCAAAGATCGCAGAGCTACAAGAAATTGAACATTGGAAACAAAAGTTTGATATTGCTGCATCTGCCACCGAAGGTTACTTCTCCCGACGATGGGTATCCGATCACATCTTTGGGCTCTCCCATGATGAATTTATGCGAAGCCAACGTGAAATGTATTATGATCGTAAACACGACGCAGCGCTGCAGCAAGTGGCTGAAGCAGCCGCAGCCGCCGAAACTGGTGGCGCCATAGGGGGCGACTTAGGGGGCGACTTAGGTGGCGACTTAGGTGGAGATATGGGAGGAGAAGAACTCGGAGGCCCCGAAGAAATGCCGGCCGCGGAGGCAGGAGGGGGAGAAGAATCGGCACTCCTCGCCGCTCCCCCCGGCACCCGGGATTCTCCACGTCTTACACCGGGAGCCAAAGGCAAAGTCTATCACCCCGTTAAAGTAGATAAACGATCTGCTGGCGCTAGGACGCGTTCGAATAAATCTCAATATGCTGGCGAAAAAGCAAGCAGCACGCTTCGAAATGTCTTTCCGGGGTATGCCGATGGGTTAAGTTCTCTCGGAAAAGGATTTGTACCAACGGCGGAAGGTATGAGTATTTATGAAGATGACCAGTCTATTTATAGTTTGAGAGAACAAACCGAAGAAGACAAATTATTTAGAATTAACGAATCGGTGCGCACTCTTTTGACTGACTTGGAAAAAAATCAAGAAAATCCCACGGAGCAAGATGATGAAATTCAGACACAACAAAAAGCGAAATAGTGCCTTCGTCTACGAAGCTCTTATCAAAGAGGCAACCGTAGCTATTATTAAAAAGGATACTGCGAGAAAAGAAATAGCCGCCTCCCTCATTAAAAAACATTTTAAGAGGGGTACTCCGCTAAGAAAAGATTTAGATTGTTACCGCTCGTTATATGAGAATCAAAATTTGGATCAGCTTACCTCTGAAAAGATCATCAAAGAAGTAAAACTCCATCAACGCATGATTGACACGCCGGCGCTTTTTAAGCAGCAAAGTGAACTCATTCGGGATGTTAATACGGAATTATCTCCCGCTGTTTTCAATAACTTTGTACCCAATTATAAAACGCTGGCCACAATTGCACAGATTTTTTCTGACAAGGTCTCTCCCCGGGATCAAATCATTTTAGAAAACACCATTGTAAAAAACATGGGCGAGTTAATAATAGACAGCGATACTTCATCGCCGATGGATAATGTGGTGTATAAAACCTTCGTGGAAAAGTTTAACACCAAATACACTGATGGGCTTTTAGCAGAACAAAAAGAATTATTAGGATACTATATTTCATCTTTTATGGATAATGCTGTCCAGCTTAAAATGTTTTTAAATGAAGAAATAGGACGTTTAAAGATGATGTTGGAAAGGGCTAAAACAACCGAACATATTAAAAACGACGAAGAAATGATTAAAAAAACTCATCAAGTAATTGAGCGTCTCGATGACTTTTCCAATAGTACCGTAAATGAAGAAACGTTGATGATGTTGATGTGTACTCAAGCTCTTGTAAAGGAAATCTACACTGATGGCAATAACAATTAAAATTGGGAATAGCGCCCACGCGCCTTCAGTCACTTTAGAACTTGACATTCGTAAAAGTATGAATGGCGATTTAATGATCTTTGATCATGGCGATATTGATATTGTGTTGTCGGCAGCTAAGACCAAGGTGGTGGCCTTTCCGAAGGAGAACATCACAGATCTATCGTACGGCGCGCAAAATAGATTGTTTTCTTTCCTACGCAAAAAAGGCTTAATAATACCAGAGTCGATTCAAGGAGGCTCCTTTTATGGATCGATGGAGGCGACGATGGAAAAGCCATATTCTGAAAAACTTAATAGTGCTAAAATGACGCTCATCAATATTTCTCGTTTTATTGAGGAGGAACGACCTTATTTTGAATCTACAGAAGCAATTATTTCCATGACCGATGACGAATTTGTACATCCAGACAAAGAAGATTCTACTGAACTTGGAGAGGTTCCGCAGGCGGTTGAAAAGGGTTCTATCCGAAAGGGTTGGGTGAGAGATCCTTATTCTCTCTATTATTTATATACGATTTAGGATATAGAATGATGACGCAGATGAAACTAATATTAGAGAGATGGGAAAATTTTATAGTAGAAGAATTTGACGCATGCGATACTTCCTTCAATGTGGGAGATTTTAAATTAGCAGTTGACATCAGCAAGTATTTGGGAGATCAAGAAAAACTAAACCAACGCGAGAAAGAGATTGCTCAAGATGGCCATTGGCGCAATTACCTCGCCAAAGCAAAGAAAATAGCCATTCCTTTAGCCAAATTGGGTGTAGCTGGCGTTGGTGTGGCGACGTCGGCCCCGGTGGCAATAGCCGGAACAGGAGCCGCCATGGCCGCCAGCGCCGTTGGGGCCGGCATAGACGTGGCTGAAGGAGGAGAAGCCGCCAAGGCCCTGGGGCGTATTTTTATGTTAGGGAGCACCAATGAAAACAATAACACCTATCAACAGTTTTTAGAGACGTTTTGTGTGGATCAACAAACCCTAGATTTAATCGAAGATAAGTTTCAAAAAGTTTATATTCAAGAAAGCGACGTGGTAGACGAATTAAAAACCTATTTCGATAGCGCCAATGATGAAGCGCCACTCCCGGATATCACTAACCATTTGGTGGATTGGCTCAACAACCAGTCTGCGTACGCCAGAACTGATGATACTAAATTGGTGGCAACTTAAATGGAACTATTAACTTTTATATTAGCAGCGTACGGCCTCACTCAAATTCTTGTTTATGGTAAGATTTTTAATAGGGTGCGACCCAAAAAGGGAAGATTAAAACATATGGCAACGTGCCCTATGTGTATGGGCTTTCACGTCGGATGGTTTTTGATGTTACTTTCTCCGTTTACAGAACTATTTAATTTTGATGTAACTGTCGCTAATTTCTTTCTTTTGGGATGGCTTTCTTCTGGAACCTCTTATATTTTTAATATGATTTTTGGCGATAGTGGCTTACAAATAGGAGTTGAACATGGATCAGAACATTTGGACAGTTAAGTGGATGCTACAGCCCGTGCGTAATTGCAAGAAGGGATGTTGAACCAGGCGGGTAATGCCCGCAGACTAAAGGAATAACATAATGAAAATAACCAAATCACAATTAAAAAAGATAGTTAGTGAAGAACTTCAGGAAGTGAGGTTGGACCTCACGGGTACCAAGGCAGGAAAGATCCGCGGCTATGCCGGCGCAGGCGTCGGTGCGGCCATCACCCTGTCGGCTCTGGCCACGCTTCCGGCCGGAGGGATTGGCGGAGTAGCTGCAGCAGGAACACTCGCGCCATTATTTCTGGCCGTCAACAAGTGGTGGGAGAATAAACAGCTTAAAAACGTAGAACTTGATGAAAAAACACTGGTGGCGTTCGCGCAGAGGTTATATACGGCCGCGCAAAAAGCGGCTGGTAAAAATGCGCAGATTGATGCATCGACTTTGATTCCTGCTATCCAGAAGGATTTGACTGCACGGCTTATCAATGTTCCTGCGGAGACCAAGAAGATGCTAAGGTTTGAAATAGACTTGATCGACGATGCTCCCGGAGATCCAGCAGTTAAAAAAGCAGTCAAAGATGCATTGACTCGTGCCAAGATGCTTGGCAAAGATTCGGTCTGGACTCAGGCGCGATCTGCGGGCGAAAAGATCGCCGCCCCCGTTTCGACGGCTGCTGGCGCAGCCAAACAATTAGCAGGAATGGAGGAAGGCCATTGGAAAGCAACACGTCATCAATTAGAGCAAATTATTAGAGAAGAAATGCAACTACTTTATAGGAATAAGCAATGAGCAAAGTACTTTTACGAGAATACTACGAATTATGCGAAGGCGGCGTTTGCCAGGATCTTTTAACCGAAGACGAAAAAAGATATGTGGCTAATGGCGGTATGATTTTATCTGGCATTATGCAAAAAGCCGACACGGTTAATGGCAACGGACGCATTTATCCGCATAAGGTATTAATGAAAGAGGTGGAGAATTACGGAAAGCTCGTCAAGGAGCGCCGTGCCTTAGGTGAACTGGACCACCCGGAAGATTCGGTTATCAATTTGAAGAATGCATCTCATTTGGTGACCGAGATTTGGTGGCGTGACACCGATGTAATGGGCAAGGTTAAAGTACTGGACACACCGGCCGGCAAAGTATTACAAGAGTTAGTGAAGTCCGGCGTCAGTCTTGGGATTTCCTCTCGTGGTATGGGGTCCGTCCGAGAAGATCAAAATCAGACAATTGTGGAAGATGACTTCCAGTTGATTTGTTTTGACTTTGTGTCGGAGCCCTCAACGCCTGGAGCTTTCATGATGAAAGAGGCCCGAGAGTATCAAAATAAAGTATTTACCAAAGCAGATAGAATTAATCGGCTATTAAATGAGGTTTTAAATGAAGAAGGCTGACTTAAAACAGCTAATTAAACCATTGGTTAAAGAGTGTATTCACGAAGTCCTTTTGGAAGAAGGGCTTCTCTCAAATGTGGTGGCCGAGGTGGCCCGCGGCCTGCATTCCAACGTAATAGTGGAAACTAAAAATATCCCTGCTGAGCCTCCTATTAAACAGCAAGCTAAACAGTCGCGGCAGCAACTACACGCTCATCGAAAAAAGCTAATGGAAGCGGTGGGAAGCGATGCCTATGCCGGAGTGGATTTGTTTGAAGGAACAGAACCGATGCATCAATCCGAACCCCAGCAGGGCCATGCGGATCTAGGAGATCCTCGCGACAACGGAGTAGATATTAGTTCCATTTTTGGGAATGCTTCCCGAATTTGGCAAGCAATGAAGTAGGTGTATTATGGCAAAAGGTGTTAACGCGTCAGTTAGTTTAAAACAATGTAGAGGAAATGTGGAACGCATGATCCGCAGGTTTTCGAAAAAAGTTAAGAAAGAACGTATCATTGAAGAGGTAAAGAATAGGCGCTTCTTTAAAAAGCGATCTGTTGCTCGAAAAGAGAAGCAGCAGCGCGCCCGAAGACTTCGAATGAAAGAAGAACAAAAACGCAATAGAAAAAAGTAATGACTATTTATAGTGAAAGTAAGTAATTTAGGAGATTTTTTATGCCTGCAAATTCATGGAAATTAGCCCCAGGATTAAACAACGTTGGCTCTTTTCAGGTTAGCGGCCGCCCCTTCGCGTCAGGTTCGTGCGTCGCCCCGGCTAGTGGGAGTAGCTTGGTGGTGAGATTCCCGTCGGTCACGAAATGGTTCCAGATTGAACCTTTAAGTGGCTCTGGCTCACGCACCCTCCGTGTTGCCTTTAGTGAACAGGGACTTTATGGCAAAGGAGGCGCCGGCGGCACGGAGGACGGTTATAATTTTAGGCTCAATGCGAGTTCTAGTTTCTGCCGCCCTCTTGATATGAAAGTGAGCGAAGTATGGCTCATGTCTGAAGATAGCGCCACCTACACTGTTGACGTTTTAGCGGGCCTAACGAATGTGCAAATCGGAAGTCTGTATACCGGCGACCGAACAATTAATGGAGCAGTGGAAGCAGCAGGCCCCAACTGGTCAGGTTCTATAGGGGTAGGTTAATAATGGCTAACTTTGGTTGGGCATATATTGATTGCCAGGACATTACCCCAGGCTCTGGCTCTTTTGGACCAGCCTATTCTGTACAGTTTCTTACTGAGTCGGAAGGGGGAACTACTGGTTCAGCACTGCTGACGTATTACACGGCATCATATTATAGTTATGACCCAAGCACCATGGTGCTGTCGGGTAATCTTGTAGTAACTGGCACCCTTAGCGCTAGCGTTTATCATGTTGAAGACATCGCGATTATTGATGCCACTGGTTCCACTTACTTCGGTGATGATCAAACCGACATTCATGCGAGAACAGGAAGTTTAGAAATCTATAACGACAGTTCGTTAGTCATGAAAGCGAATGCTATTAACGGACAGACCACGGTGAAAGGACTAGGAGGTGGCTATAGCCGCGTTGGAACAACTCCTTACACATCGTCGGTAGATAATTTAGTGTTGGGTGTTGATAGCGCCGACAGTGACATTACTATTTGTGTACACAGTGCCTCCGCGGCAGGCGCCGGCGCTGTTATGATCATTAAAGACCAAACTACACGCAGCACTTCTAAAATTTATGTCTCTGCATCAACAGGAACCTCGCACGAACTAATCGATAGCGCTAGTTATTATGTACTATCTGGTACGTACCCAGCAATTAACTTGTATTCCGATGGAATGAATTGGTGGATTTTCTAGTGGAGGGCTAATGCTGCATGGCCTACAATGCGCTATCGGGCACCGTATTAGCCGCTCAAGAGTATACCCCTGGCAATTTGATAATTGGAAACATTGTTTCCGGTAATTTGAGCACTTCGGATGGTTCCTCTATCATCAATGTTCCGCGCGTTACAAACGCCACCAATAATGCCCTCATTACGAATGTGGGAGGTGATGCCAATGATCTCGTTTGTGAAGGGAACCTCAAGTTTGATGGCACTGTTTTAACCATTACAGGCGAGTTAACGGCAAGCACTGGCATGTCTGCTTCTTATTTAATGGGGGACGGCAGCCGCCTCACGGGCATTAGTGCTGGTGGTGGTGGTGCTGGTGGGGGGATTTTTACTGAAGTTAATGGGTCGACTGCTTATACTACTAGCAGTATTAATGTAGGATCTGCCGTGGCACCCACCCACACCTTGACGGTCGTTGGGACTTCTCTCTTGAGTGGGAATACTGACGTGGATGGCCACCTCATCCCTTCGATAGGCGACACTTATGATCTGGGATCATCGGCGAAACCATGGCGCAATCTATATGTATCCAGCAGCACCATTTATTTTGGTTCTGATGCTTTAAGCGTGTCTGACGATAACTTAAAGTTTGGCTCGGGGAGCACTACCAAAGGTTTTGACGTCGGGTTTATGAACTTTAAGAACAATGGCATTTGGATGGATCCGGGCCGACTCTTTAAACTTCGGGCTTATCAAATTCAGATGTTTGGTGGAATTGGATATATCCGTAAGGTTGTAGCTGATGACTACACTATTAAGGACCAGGACTACCTTGTAGGGATTCAATCGGATACTTTAACCTCGTCCATTACGCTGACTTTGCCCGCGGCCACTAACCTTTTAAACGGCCAGACGTTTGTAATTAAAGATGAAGGAGGCGCCGCCCACACCCATCCGGTGACAATTGCATGCGCTGGGGACGATGTGGTCGATGGTACAAATCAAGTAGTTTTGGAATCACCTTATGCATCTATCCAGATTTATTGTAATGGTGTAGGAAAATACTTCATCTGCTGAAAAAATAAGTGCTCCAAAAGCCTATTTATAGTCGAGTGCATTCGTGCGCTTGAGATGGGAATTTCCTATCTCGCCTAAAAAAATCTATTTTATGGAGGGTTTAAAATATGGCTTATAAATTTCAATTAGGAGATGCTCGAATGAGCGGATCCTTAACACAAGAAGAAGGTATTACTGTCGTCGCCGGAGGCTTGACTGTTACTGCTGGTACGTCTGCACTGCAGGCTACTACGGCAACGACGTTGTCTGCTTCGTCTACGGTTGGCGGACTAGGAATTACCGGTACGTCTTTGGCGTTACAGTCGGGCGGCATTACTGCTGCTGGTGCCATCGCTGGCGCTACTACCATCGGTTCGTCCGGTGCGGCAACACTTGATAGTGGTGCGGCTGGCTCATCTTTTGCCGGAGCGCTCACCATCGCTGGTGGCGCAGGTAGCTCGGGTGTAACTATTACTGATGCGGGCGCTCTTACAGCTGATGGTATCGTTAAAACAGATGATACAACTGAAGCAACTTCGACAACTGACGGTTCTTTGCAGACCGACGGTGGTTTGAGTGTTGCAAAGAGTGCAGTTATCGGTGATGATCTGGATCTATTATCTGATGGATGTATCATTAACGTAGGAAGCACTTCTAAGTTCACTTTGACTGATCAAGCAGCTAATAACTGTGTGATGGCTGCGAGTGGGGCTAGGCTTGCTTTTGGCAACGCTGGTGAGTATATCACCGGTGACGGGACTGATCTGGCTATCATCTCTAGTGGCGATGTTGATATAAATGCTACTACAGCCGCCGTTGCTGGCGCTTTGAGTTCGACCGGAGCAGCTACTTTAGCTAGTGCTTCCGGAGTGACCACTATAGGTTCCACTACAGGTGCTACTTTCTCAGCTGCTGGTTTGTTGAATGTTAACAACGCAACCGATGCTACTTCTACAACCGATGGTTCTTTACAAACTGACGGTGGTTTGAGTGTCGTAAAAGACGCTATTTTTGGTAATGATGTAGGGTTAGCCTCAGATTCTGCAGTGCTGACCCTGGGCGCCGGCGCTGACGCTAGTTTAACTCACGACGGTACAACTGGCTTGACCGTTGCTGCTGCACCAATCTCTATTAACTCAACTGGAGATTTAACTTTGGATTCAACCACAGACATCGTTCTCGATGCTGCTGGCGGTAATTTCGAGTTTAAGGACGCCGGCACGGCAATGCTAACTATTGACGTAGACGGCACTGCTGGTGACATTGATGTAAATCTCATGGTTGATGGCGATGACTTGGTTTTTAATCAGTTTGATGGAACCGAAGTGCTTAGATTAACGGATGGTGGTGATGTTCAAATCGCTACCGGACTCATTCCGGACGCCAACGATGGTGCGTATATCGGCACCGCCGCCAAACAGTTTAGCGACTTGTTTCTCGCGGAAGGTGGCGTTATCAACTGGGATAACGGTGATGCTACATTGACTCAAGCTGCGAATGTTGTTACTCTTGCGGGCGCTACCTTAAGTGCTACGTTTACCAATTCCTTATCTAAGGCTGGTAATTCAGGTCTTGCGATGACCACATATAACGGCTCTGCTGCAGTAAGCAATCTCGCTGTTGACCTTAGTACTCTTACCGCGGCCACTGTGGATGTTGCTACTGACTCTATTGCTATTATTGATTCTTCTGATTCTAACGGTTCTCGTCAAGAGAGCATTGTTGATTTGGTGTCAGGAATGGCAGGTAGCGGTCTCACGGCTACTAACGGTGTACTTTCCACTGATGCTGGCGGAACTCCGACCGCGCTTACCATTGGTGCAACTGCTGTCGAGGGTATGAATTATATTAATTCCACTTTGACAGGCGCCTTTGCGGCTTATTTACCAGCAGCCCCAACTGCGGGTGATATTGTGTATATTAAAGCAAAGGATGGAGTTACAACCTCTAACAGTGTTACGATTATCAAGACTACAGCTTCTCATACCATCGATGGTGGATCTGAGATTGTTATTGAATCGCCTTATGGTGCAGTTTCGTTGTCTTACGTTGCTGCTAACGATTGGCGTGTCTTCTAAACAAAGTTTTATCTTTGGTCTCTTGGATGCCTCCCCTGTGGGGGCATCCTCTTTTTTTGCCTTAAACACAGAAAGAAGCTAATTAAAAGCGAGAGGATACTAAATGGCTTATAACGTTTTAGATGGAACCGTAGATTATAGCACTACGCAGCATACAGAGATTGTGGATGCTCATGCTAATCAAGTGATAAAAGGTACAAAAACAATAATAGGAACCCTCTTGTCTAAAGATGGACGTGAAATCGTTCCCCCGGCAATTACTGAAATTGAAGGCGGAAGTAAAAATGCCATCTTAACTTATCAGACCAACACCAAAGCCAAAGCAGAATTTAATTTGACGTTTGACGGGCAAATGTTGGTAACTAAAAAGATTCGTGCAGAAAGTCTTGAAGGCTCAGGCGAAAAATTGTTTAACCTTCCCGCGAATCAATTTATGGGTACCATTCCCGCTCGATCTATAAACTTGGGAGTAGGATTGGCAAATGTTAGAAGTGCGGTTCAAGTACAGGCCGCCCAAGGGGTGTCGGTGGATGAAAAAGGGGTAGGAATTAAAGTAGTACCCAAAGGGGGCCTAGGTTTTAAAAATGGGCGCCTTGCGGTACAACCTAAAAGTTGTCTCAATATCACTGTCGACGGACAAAATTTAAGTGATGACGATATGTTGATGGTTCACGACACTTCTCGGGGCGATGTGCGCAACACTACCTTGGCTAATTTGTTTGATTCATATGTTAAAATTAAAATGCCCAAGCCTACGGGAGTAGCCAACAGTGTTCAACTAAAGGGAAAAGGAGAGTTTAGTTCGACCCCGGCTTTAACTTTCGACTCTAAGAGCAACATTTTAAATGTAGATGGAAAAGTAATAGCGGATGAATTAATTGTGACCGGCCGCACCATTTTTGAAGGAGTGGTGACTCAAAGTCTCAAAACAATTTCTGCGCCGGCTTATACCATCGAACCCGACGACTATACCATTCTTTATGACACGTCCAAAAACAAAGGAGTAGCAACCATCCCAGCAGCATGCAATAATCCGGGCCGCATTCTCGTGATTAAAAAAATCAACAGTGATAAGTTTAAACTCAAATCCAATCTTTTGACAGTGAAAGTGGAAGAAGGTGAGATTGATTTTAAGAAGAGCATTGAACTTAAGATGAGCTACTCTACTCTCACGCTCCAATCAGATGGTAAAAAATGGTGGATTATTGGGAAGATGGGCTCATAATTTCTGTCTTTTCCTAACAAGTAACACTATTTATTTTGAATTACTATATTTTAGGAGTTAGTATATGTCGACTTTGTTACAGGAAGCGATTGTTGATGCGACCGCTTTGCGCGAAGCAGCGTTAAAGAACGCGGAGGCGTCAATCATTGAAAAGTATTCTGATGAAGTACGTAACGCTTTAGACAATTTATTAGAACAAGAAGAAGAACCACTAGACGATCTGGGTGGGGACCTGGGAGGCGATATGGGTGGTGGCCTGGGAGACCCGATGGGCGGCATGGACATGGGCGCCCCAGAGGAAGGTGTAGCTGAAGATGTGGCGCAGGACGTCCCCCTCGGAGCAGCCGATGGTGAAAAGTTGTGCGCTTGTCCCGAGGAAGGACAGAGCGCTAAAGTGACTGTAGACTTAGATGAGCTACAGGAAGCCGTCGATGCGCTTGGTACCGAAATAGAGGAAAATGAAGAGTTTAGTTTTAGCGCTGAGGATCTAGCTAAGCTTCTTTCCGAAGAGGACGACGAGATTGATGAAAATATTACAACCGGATCCGATGAGATTTTTGGTGCTCAAGAAGATGCTCCGCAGACCAGTGGTGGCGGAGCCCTCGCCGGTAGCGCAGCAGCCGAAGAGGCAGACTCCGAAGCGCTCCAGAGCGAAGAAGGCGTCAAAACCAACGAAGAGTTAGATATTTCGGACGAATTGATTGACGCCATCGTAGAAAAACTTACTGTGGATATGGGTGCAGAATTGTCCGGCTGGGCCGGCCGCCCCTCTTACGATGTTAAGTGGGAGATGGAAAAAGAAATGGCCCACCGCCGCGGCACCAAGGCCCACGATGAATTAGAAATTTTGAAGAAAGCTCAAGAAGAGTTGGTTTTTGAGAATAACCAACTTAGCGAGCGGAACAAACAATATGAGCAAGCAGTATATGAGATGAAAGAAACTTTACATGAAGTAAATGTTTCCAACGCTCGTTTGCTCTACACGAACCGTGTTTTGAGAAATACCTCCTTAAATGAGCGGCAAAAAGATAAAATTGCCGAAGCTATTTCAAAAGCTGGTTCAGTAACAGAAGCGAAAACGATCTATCAAACGCTTGAAAACGCAGTGCCGGCACAAACTAAACGTGCCCCACAATCACTGAGTGAAGCTATTGGTCGTCCATCGTCTGTTATTCGTGCGACTCGACAAGAGTCGTCACAGCCAAAAGATCTATTTTTAGATCGTATGCAGAAATTAGCTGGCATTAAATAACATTGTAGGAGGTGATAAAAAAAATGTCTAATATTATTGAAAGGCTGACCGAGGGTGTTGTCAATCGCGACATGCGCGCCGAAGGTCATGCATTATTAACTAAGTGGGAGCGTACCGGACTGTTAGAGGGTCTGGGCAAAGAGCGTTCTCGTCAAGGTATGGCTCGCCTACTGGAAAACCAGGCGAAAGAGCTACTCCGTGAGCAGAGCACCATGTCTGGTGGAGACGTCGAAGGTTTCGCAGCCGTCGCATTCCCCATCGTTCGTCGTGTGTTCGCGGGTCTGATCGCAAACGATTTAGTTAGCGTTCAGCCGATGAGTCTACCAAGTGGTCTCATCTTCTTCCTAGACTTTACTACGTCTACGAGCGGTCCTGGCCTACCCCGTTTGGGTTATGGTTCGGCCGAAGAGTCACTATATGGTGGTGGCGTCGTTGGTTCACAGTTGACTGGCGGTGTTGATCTTTCCGGTGACAATGCTGAGGCAGGTCCTTATGCGTTGAACAACGGTTATGCTTCGCCAACCGGTTCAGCTGGTCTATATATTGGTGGTGGCGTTCTCGTCGCTTCCGGTACAGCCGGCGCTGTTGGTGGCTCGGGAGCAAATCCCTTGTCTACCGCAAACCAGGCGACCCTGGATGCTCTCACACGTTATGATGTGGATCTGTCCGGTTCCCCTGTTGTTGTTACTGAGTTAACTGGCGCAAGCGTCGGTAACCTGGCTCAGTTCAACATTGAGGATTTGGTTGCTCTAACTGAAGATAGTGTAACTGGTGCAACCGTTAAGCTGGTGCGTCGTCTTACGACCATCTCTTCCGGTTCTAGTGTCGAGGATCCCAGCAATGCAAACTGGAAGATTAATTTAGTTTGGACTGCAACCAGTGGCGCAATGCCTCTGTTGGGTTCTTCTGCCGCTGGTGGTGATGGTGTTCTTTCCATTACCTCATCTAACGCTCAGTTGTCCTTCCCAATCGATGATAACTTTACCACGAGCAATGCTCTTGGTTCCGTCATCGGTACCACAGTGTGGGGGTTGGAAAACCAGGCACTCATCCCCGAGATTGACATCAAGGTCGATTCCGTGGCGGTGACCGCTATCACCAAGAAGCTCAAGGCTAAGTGGACGCCAGAGTTGGGACAGGATCTAAATGCCTATCACAACCTTGACGCCGAGGTCGAGCTTACTAGCATCCTCTCTGAGCAGATTGCTCTTGAGATTGACCGCGAGATCCTTGAGGATCTGGTTATCGGTGCTAAGGCTGGTACCTACTACTGGGCCCGCTCTCCCGGCTTGTTCGTGGAGCGCACAACTGGTAGGGAAATTGGCGCATCTTCGGCTGCTCCTGACTTCACCGGTACTGTGTCTGAGTGGTATGAGACCCTGGCTGAGACCATCAATGATGTGTCGGCGCAGATCCACCGTAAGACTCTACGGGGTGGTGCTAACTTCATCGTCTGCGGACCTGAAGTGGCTAACGTCCTTGAGTTCACCGCTGGTTTCCGCGCAAGCGTTACTGCTGACGATGAGACTGGTTCCATCGGCGCTGTGAAGGTCGGTTCACTGACGAAGAAGTTCGACGTCTATGTTGACCCCTACTTCCCACGCTCGGTGATTCTGGTTGGTCGCCGCGGAAGCTCTTTCCTTGAGAGTGGATATGTATATGCACCTTATGTGCCGCTGCAGACCACTCCCACTATCTTTGGTCCCGAAGACTTCGTGCCCCGCAAGGGCGTGATGACGCGGTACGCCAAGAAGATGGTGCGACCCGATATGTACGGTCTTGTTATCGTACGCGGTCTCCTTGGAGAGGCAGGCGCTACTAGCTAGAAAATAGCGTAGTCAAATAAATGTAAAGCCTCCGCCTTTTGGCGGGGGCTTTCGTTTGTTGAAACTACTTATAGGTGCGAGTCGCAAGGCTCGTCCCATGTTTTTGGACATGATTATAAATGGAGGGTTTAAATAATGGGAACTAAAAGAGTGGGCTTGGCGAGAACCCAAGCATTAATTGAGAATTTAAAAAGAGAGTTGCAAATGAACGGCACGTCGTTGGCTGGTCTTAAAGAGAAAACACTGACGACTACGGCAGATAAGACTTTAACTGTATCAGACTCAGGAAAGACAATTTTCTTGGATGGTTCGACTACACACGATGTTACTTTGCCGGCTGCAGCCACAGGACTTACGTTTACGTTTTTCCTTGTTGACGCTACGGCCGATGTCGATATCGTCCAAGGCGCCACCGCCACGGAAGACTTTGTTGGCAATATTACTGCTCACAACGGTAAAGACACTGCCTCTGCGAGCGATACGAAGATTATCTTCGATCAAAGCGGAGGAGCAGCAGTGGGCGACTGGGTTCAGGTAACGTGTTATAACGATGACGACTGGTATGTGGTGGGTCTTTCCAACACTTCCGCCGCTGTTGTTTTTGGATAAGCCGATAAGAGATACTCAATAAAATATTTTATATTTATCCCCCTCTTCGGAGGGGGTTTTTCTTTTTGAAGAATACTAACTATTTACTATATTACAAAGGAGAATTCCCATGGGAAAGAAACGACGAATGAACGCATCGCAGACTAAGTTTGGAGGTAAACACGCTAATCATCCTCGGCTGCGCCTTTTACTGGAAGAAATCGAAAACATCACAGCTACGATTAAAGAGATTACGGAGCCCATAGCAGAGACCATAGAGGAGATCCCCGAGATCCCTGAGATTATAGAGCCTCGGGTTAAGAGACCTACGTTGCGCAAGAAAACCACCAAGCGTACTACTAAAAAGTCAACTACCTAAAATATTTTCCTTTATACAATAAGCCCCCGCCCCGTCGGGGGTTTTGTTTTATGAACTACTAATTACTGCGAGGAGAATAATATCGATGCCTACCGCTCTTAATCCTAGATCGCAAACGAGCGCCATTGTACTGAGCGAAACAGGCTCTGTTACTCAAGTGGCCACCGCTGTACCATTTGGAATGTACACTGGGTCGCTAGAATTTTTAACAGGTGCAGCCACGCAGGTAGCCTATACATATAAAAAGTTAGGAGGGGACGTAGTTGACATTGAGTTGACTCCGGCTAATGTATATGCGGCTTATGAAGAGGCTGTCTTAGAATATTCTTATATTGTTAATCTTCATCAAGGCAAAAACATGCTTTCGGATGCGTTGGGAAACGCCACAGGCACTTTTGATCATCGGGGAGAATTAGAAGCGGGAGAGCTTTCATCTAGTTTGGGAGGTCAAAGAGTGGCCCTCAAGTATCCGCGTTTCCAGTTTGATTATGCGCGCCGCGTCGGTGATGGACTGTCGGCGGTGGCTGGGTTCGGAGGCACTGTGCCTCAATATTCTGCATCTTTCACCCCTAAAGAAGGCATTCAAGATTATGATCTGCAAAACATAATTTCTAGCTCTGCCGCCACGGGAACTAACGATTCGGAGGGGGTAGTTCCCTTTGAGGGGAAAGTAGAAGGGCGACGTATTATTGTTACCCAAGTCTTTTATCGGTCTCCGCGCGCCATGTGGCGATTTTATGGATATTATGGAGGGATTGGGGTTGTAGGTAACTATTCCACGTATGGGCAATTCGCGGATGATTCGACATTTGAAATTATTCCAACATGGCAGAACAAGCTACAAGCCATCATGTATGAAGATTCGATTATGACGCGAACTTCTAACTATTCGTACGAGATTATTAATAACAATCTACGTCTTTATCCTAATCCGAGTTATTGGGATTTTGGGGCGATGGATAAGATTTGGGTGAGGTTCTATGTAGACGATAACTCGTGGGATGAAGACCCCAATTACGAAAGCGGAGTTAACGGCATCAATAATGTTAACACGCTCCCCTTCGATAACATACCCTATAAGAACATCAATTCCATTGGTAAACAGTGGATACGAAAATATTGTTTAGCGCTCTGTAAGGAGATGCTGGGGCAGATTAGAGGCAAGTTTCAAACCCTACCTATACCAGGGGATAGTGTGACGTTGAACTATGCCGACTTGCTGAGTCAAGCAAAAGAAGAACAGCAAAATTTGAAAGATAAGCTTGCAGAAATTCTGAAGGAGCTAGAGTATACAGAGCTAGTTAAGCGCGATAGTGAAAAGGCTGAGGCGACAGCTACTACATTTAAGAATTCGCCGTTGCCGATTTTTGTGGGGTGATAATGAATGGCTGATGAATGGAAAAGACCGAGTGCACCGCCCCCTCCCTTGTTTCTGGGGAAGAAGGAAAGAGATCTTGTTAAACAGGTCAATGACGAACTTATTGAAAAAGTCATAGGGCAACAAATTCTTTACTATCCCATTGACTTGGAAAGAACAAATTTTCATGAACTGTATGGAGAAGCCATAAAGAAAACTTTTTTACCTCCGATTCGCGTATACGCCTTAGTGGAGTTTACTGCCTTTGAAACAGAATATATGCCGAGTGTAGGAGTGGACAAGGTATGGGAAATTAACGTTCATTTCCACAAACGGCGCCTTGAAGAAGACCAAAATTTAGCAGTACGAGAAGGAGATTTTGTTCTTTATGGAGATAATTATTATGAAATCGTGAAGCTAGATCAAAGTAAACAGCTGTTTGGGCAGGTTAATCACTTGTTTGAAATATCTGCGACTTGTAAACGCGCACGCAAGGGGCTTTTCGATGCTACCTAAGAATTTTGATTTTGCTATGATTCCCACGGGGAGCAACGGGAAACAGCTCTTCGCGTTAGAAGAAATAGGAATGCTGGAGTCTACAATTGAGACGATTGATGCTGCGATGGTGGAATGGGTAAAGGATGATTTAGATATTAGTACATCCACCAACGAAGGATTTAAAAATGTCCCTGTCTTGTGGCAAGTTCCCGAAAGGGCGTACCAAGTGAAGCACGAAAAAGCGTTACGAGATGATAGTGGAGCTATCACGCTGCCTATTATCAGTGTGCAGCGTACAGGAATGGTGAAGGATCCTACTAAAAAAGGATCCTGGCAGGCTAATTTTTATTCGGATAAACATGATGGCCGTTCAGGTCGAATGGTGATTGCTAAAAAGATTGTGGAAGATAAAACACGTAATTTTGCTGCAGCAGCCGGCACCCGGAATCATGAGACTTCAGGAAGTCAACAGTTGTATTACCCCCGAGTTAACAAAAAGGTAGTGATCAAGACGCTGTCTATCCCTATTCCAGTATATGTTAATGTGAACTATAAAATAGTTTTAAAATCTGAATACCAACAGCAAATGAATACTATGTTGGCACCATTTATTGCCCGTACCGGGCAAATTAATGCGTTTGTGATGCG